CAACGAGATTCTCTGCATCTACTATGTCTTTTGCCATAACTAACTCCTATTTTTAACATTCACAGCAAGAGCAATTACAACTCTCACATTCACATTGTTTACACTCACACATTTTATATCTCCACATTTATGGTTAACTGAAATGTATTACTTAAAGGAAAGGTTTCATCACCATTGATGTACCCAACCCCTACTCTGTAACTATCTACTTTAAATCCTAAACCAACTGAAGAATAATTTAGTTCGTGAGTTACATCATTAAAGTATCCAATGTTAAAATCCATTAAATTCTTGTATTGATATTTTAACCCTTGACCGTGTGTATGATATCCATCATACAAATTCCATTGGTTGTAAAATCTAAAATCTTTTACTGGTACTGAAAACCCTACATTAACACTTGTAGGTACTTCTGTTTTCCAATCATTAAATTTTGGTTGATATCCAAAGTTTTGAATTGCTAAATCTAAATCAACTCTACTCCATAGATTCTTAAAGTGTACTCCAGCATCTACAAGTATACCAGTTGCCTTATCGGTATGTAATGTATGGTTAACAATTTTACCACCAAAACCAATAGCAATGTTTTCTACTTTTTTTCTTTTGTGTTCTAATTTAGTACCCCACCCAACATATGCAACAAGTGAGTTAGGACTAAATTGTCCTGATATAGTTCCATTTATATCTGCAACATTTTGTTCACCATAATCAAAGTATAGTAAACTAAATGTTAAATTTTTATATCCAGCACCAACATAGTTATATCCCATATCATCTGTAATATTAGTTAACCAATTTACTCGTGTAAAGCTTAAATCAACTAAACTATCTGTATCAAAATACGCACGAGCAGGATTATGAAATGCCAATGATTGGTTTCCTAAACTTGCTTCTTCTGCTGTTGGTGATAATGTTAATATTCTATTAACTTGTCCAAATAAAGAACTGATTAATAGTAAACTTAATAATATTTTTTTCATCATCTTTTCCTACTTCACGACCGTGAATTTGTTAGCTTTAATTCTCTTATCTGTTTCAAGAACAAATATATAAACACCTGGTTCTAATACTTTATGCTCTTGATAAACACTTTCTTCTGGTAACCACGCACCTGGTGTGTTACTAAAATCAAATGTATGAATACCTTGTGAAACTGGTTCATCTAATAATTTACCAATATACTGTCCCATTGAATTTAAGATGTAGATTTTAACATCAGTTAACTCATCTACATAAAATTGGAACTTTGTAGTTTCATTAAATGGATTAGGATAGTTATAAGTTATCTCATCATCATCTGGTTCTCCACCACCGAATGCCCAATACTTATTCCATACTAATATTTTACCATCTTGTTTATTTACTAATAAATCTTGACCACTTGGATTACCAGCTACACCTTTACCAACAAATTGTACATCTGCTTCAGTCCACTCTGAATCAGGAAAATCTGCTTGGAAAATCATATTCAATGCAATCATAGGTTCATTAATCCAATATTGTTGTGGTGCATTACCTGGTGAATAATCCATACCACCAAACGATACTTTCTGATACCCTATATCATCAGGTTCGTGTACATTTACATAAGTAAACCACGGGCCTGGAAGAACATCTGTTTTCATATCAATAAATGTTAACTGATTGGTATTGAATAACACCTCGAACTCAAATCCAGCAACATCAATATTTTTTAATTGGTCTGGTGTAATATAAAATGGTACTTCTATTTGGTCACCACTTTGTACTCTGACAGTTGAATCTGCTGGCATTGAGAAAAATACATCTGGAGTTTGAGTAGCAATTTTATTTGCCCAAGTACCTGGTGCACTTCCGTTACCCCAACGATAGAATGTTGTTCCATTTACATCTATATACCCATCTGCATCATTACCTGGTTCTTGTACTTTAGTACCAGTATTATTAATATCTCCTGTAAAGAAATATCCCCAATCAGGTAAAGTTAAATCTGGATTAGCATCACTACCATATGTAGAGTTACCTGCACCTAATGTTACACCCAAAGTATCTAACCCAGTCTGAATTGTATTCATCAATGGATTAGTAACTTCTATTACTCCAAAATTTAATTCTTCGGATTGGTCAAAATCATCATCCTCAAAGACTGTAAATTCGTATTTCTGTGCTCCTAAATCTTCATACCATTCATATGGAAATGGATTACCATTTTCTTTTAATGTATCAATCGTACTCCAATTCTCATATGAGTTTCCATTTAAGTGTGTATAGTTTTCAAATATACCTGAAGTATATGCCCATAAGAAATAAGCATCATTTAATTGAAATACATCATCACCATCAACATCACCAATAAAATATTCAACTGCATCTAAAGTATCAACACCTGTTACTGATTTCCATTTGTTACTTTGAAAATTAAATGCAGCAATAGCATCATTAATATTTGTAATTGCATATCTATCAAGTTCGTATTGTGTATGTGTACCTATATCATCATCTGCATCTGGTGGATAAAACGATACACGATAGTAATTATTTCTTGGTAATTGAATATTAAAATATCCTCTATCATCAACAAATGTAGAATCATAATAACTAATTCCTAAGAAACCCTCACCTGGTAAAGTTTGTGCTGCAGTAGTTCCTTGGTCATCAAACCAAAATGTAGATGTTCCATCACCGATAACATCATCAGTAGTGGTTTCATCAGTATTACTTGTCTCATCATCTATATCCTCAATGTTATACCAATTAGAAACACTACCTGGATTACTTTGGTCAAGTTCAAATACAACTTTCCAATAAGGATAAGTTCTATCATCATTAGTACCATTTCTTTGTGCGTATCTAAAGAATCCCTCAACATCTAAAAGTTTTGGATGTAGTGTGATATCTCCACGAGCACCACCATCATCAGTTTCTTCCGTTCCCCAATTACCATCGATGTAAACCTTGTAATCTAAAAGATAATCATCTGAAGCGTATGTGTAGTACCCAAAACCACCATTGTATAATGTTGGAACTCTAAACGATTGTGGTGAAAAATTATCTACTACATCTTCTATTTTAAAATTTAATTTTATTAATTGTTTTTGTACACCATCACCACCACCAAATTCAAAAGTATTTCCATTGTGTGATACCATAGTGATTCTTAACCAATCATATCTATTATTGTTTTCAGATATTTCACCATCTGCAGTTTGAAGTGAATCAATATATCCTACATTAGAATAGTGTACAACTTCATATGAGTAATCTGCTCCTGCAGTTGAATCTCCCTCTGTTGCACTTGATAAGTGAGAACCCTTTAATACTTCTGTATCATCGTGGTCCCAATCAATTAAATCATTGTCAAAAACTATATCTAATCTAAATGCTGTTATATCTGCACCATTATCATCAAGTGTAACTTCCATTGTCATCACACTATCTCTAAATGCATCAAAGTTATTGTTATACAATGCAGGATTATCTTTATCATCTGCAAGGTATGTTTGTAGTTGGAAAGTTTCCGATTCTCTCCACCAAGTTTTTGGTAAATTATATTCGCCTGTTTGTTTGATTCGGATTATCGGCTCTTGTGCCCACGATAGGGAAAGTACCAATAATAGAACCAAAGATTTTAAATAATTGGACATTTAAAATTCCTTATATGTTGTTATTCTATCTCTATGTTAACCTTCCGCTCGCGGGTATGCTACGGATTAAATTTTGGAACTCTTCGTTCCAATAATAAATATAATATATTTACAAATTATACATCAAATCTAACAACTATCGAAGTTTGTGTTTCTTTTGATAATTTGACTGGTTTAGCTAATTTACCAACCACCAATAACTCATTACTATCATTATACAAACCGACTGTTGTTAGATAAGGTTCGAACGCTGAATGTGTTACGAATCCCTCATACTTTGTTGCTGCATTATATTCTTCTTTATAACTCCCAGTCCCTTGTCCAGATGGGTCTGAACCAGGTGGGAAAAATTGTGATATATTGTTACTACCTTTACCTACTGAAATACTACCACTTCGTTCAAATGTTGAACTTATATTTGTTGTAGCATTATATTCATTAGGTTCTAAAGTAACTACATATTCATACTCATAAATTGTTTGAGTAGATTTATATTTTAAATCGTGACCAGTATCAGTTCCAGCATTTGATAATGAACCCGTATCTGTGATTACTATCACACCATGCTCATAAAAAGCATTTCCTACTTGTGAACCACTTCCGTTTGCATCTGCTTTATCATAATCAAAAGAACTTGATTTGTAAGCTGCAAAACTTGATGAGTAATTGTAATCGTAAATATTACCATCACCATCATCTCGTAAATCATAAGTGATTCCACCAGTAGTTACATCCATTTGGATACTACCAGGTTTTACTTTTTCACCAAATAAGTTTCTTGGTATTGTGAATACTCTTGCACTTCCGTGTAATACTTTTTTTGTTTTTGTATAATTGTTACTACCGAAAGTTCTAAGTGGTTCATCATTTTCATAATACGCATTCTTAATCATAAAGTAATTTGGAATATCGTAGTATGTACCAAATTCAAATCCACCACTTGCAGGAACATATTTTCCAAAACTTTGTGATGCAGCTGAACCAGTCATAAAATTATGAATAGAACCACTAACTGCTTTTAAAACAAGATGTCCACTCCCACTACTAATATTAGTAAGAGTGAAATCTTTAAATACTTTAAAAGGTCTGATTGACTTATCTGATGGGTCAATGTTCTTTAACATTACTTACCCCTAAAAATCAAGTTTTACTTTTATTATAGCTTCTCTTGAATATGATTTTAATATTGGTTTACTCAATTTTGCAACTGCTAACAATTCATTATCATCATTATAAAGTCCTACTTGTGTAATGTACACTTTAGGGTCTTTAAAGAATGTTGAGTTTGTTAATGAACCATCTGAACCAGTAAAGAATGTTGGATTAGCACTAAAGTTATACTTTTTGTTATTAACCCTACAAAAGAAATTAGTAGAATTAATCTCCTCTTCTCTTCTTACTTGAAACTTTCCACCAGTTACAATTTTATTAAAAAACTTTTTAGGATTATCATCAAACGCATCTGCACTTCTTGCAGTAGCCATTCCAGCAATATCATCCATATGAGTTGCATTTAATAATATGATTCCTAAATCTGGAAAAAATGAACCAATCGAACCACCTGTCTGTGATGTTGCAGCAGTATTTACAACTCCTGTACCAGTCTCTAATGAACCAGTAACAACATTGTAAACTCTACCACCCTCATTGACAGTTGGATTATTTGTAGCACCACTATCATCTATCAAGTGTGTTGTACCAACTTTTAATTCCCAATTACCTGGGTCAATCTTTTCTCTCATTCTTGCTCTATTAAAAGTAATAAAGTAGAAATCATCAGATGCAGATGGTGCACTTGTAAAAGAAAACTTTTCTGTTAATGGTGGTAACAACACATTAGAAAATTGTCTATACATTGCTTTAGAATCTTGTCCACCCGTAGTTAATTTTGTAGTATTACCAGCAGAACCACTTCCATTGAAGTGTGCATATCCTAATGAGAATTGTATCTCAGCAGTTGCTGCACTTGTTGCAGGGTCTTGATGATAAATAGATAAATGTGAACCAGTTACCTGTCCTTGTGAAGATGCAGTAAAGAAAGAAGTTAAAGTTCCACTTCCACCACTAAAGATACCACTTGAGATTTTTACTCTTTGGTTCTCCACTACATCATTTGAAAAATCGAATCTTGTAAATACTGACATCTCTTACTCCTATAATGTACTTTGGTCGGCTTTTATCGTAACTGCTACATTAAATGTTGCACCTGTTGATAATCCCACGACCGTTATGTTGGTTGAAGTATCTGCTGTTACTGAACGAGATACAAGATTTACTGACCTACCTTGTAGAGTGATTGAACGCTTTCTCTCTTCTTCGTTTAGGAATACTGGTGTTGTTGCACCAGTGTTGACTTGTAAATCATCTATATCTTCTTTTTGAATAAAATCAAATTCTTCCATTAATGCTGCTGCACCTAACTTTTGTGCTGCACCTAATTTAAAGAATTTCTTCTTACCCTTAGCTTTCATCTTCTTCTTTTTCTTCTTAACAATTACTGGTGTTAAGTTAGCGATAGTAGCATCGTGTAATACGAAACTATATCCTGCTTCTGCATCACTACCATTTCTTGTATTTGGTGTAATGGTCTGTGTAATACCAGGTCCATTAAAAACCAATGATGGTGATGGAACTTCCAAGATTGGAAGTTTTGCAGTATTCTTTGGAAGAGATACTAATTTATATCTTAATATTTGGTTCTCATCTACAAATGCTTCTAATAACGGCATGTTTTCTATTACTGCTCCGTAATAATTAGACCCATTAGGATGAGCTGTATCCCATAAACGATAATCTACTTCATCGTCTGCTAAAGCAAATTTCGTTATTTTGAACTCGTCTTGACCTCTTGCGAGTAATTCTCGACCTTTCTTCGTAAGAACGGCATCGACGGTTACGCTTGTGTTATTTAAAAATCCCATTGTTTTTACTCCTATTGATTTGAACTAAGATGGATTGCGTTCATTATATAAATATAAGAATCCAAAGTTTTTACTCAACTTTTAACTTAGAATCACCAGGTTCTTGTGTTACCAACTTAGTAGGTGTGGTAATTGTTATTTCGACTGGGTCTAGTCCATCTATTGTGTTATCTTTTGTTAAATTACTACCTTTATAAAACAATCTAAATAGTGAAGAATCGAGTGCTACACTTGTAAATGAACTTCTCTCGAATGATGCACTAAATTGATAGTTTCCATTAAATTCTGTGTGATATCCATATCCTTTTGCTATCGAATCTGATAATGAACTCGTATAGTAAGGAACTTTAATATCGTTGTGTTCTGATAAACGAGAAGCAGTTATAAAGGGTTGAACTGTCTCTTCAAATGTTGTATCTATATCACCAAATGTAATACTTGCTGTTGCGTATAATGATAAGAATGGTGTTCGTGGGTCTATCTCATCTATTTTGTTCAATGTTGGATTTCCTAATATTCCAACCGAACCACTATCCATTGTGTATAATATTATTTCACTTTCATATACTGGATATTCTCCAGATAGTGAATATGGATTTGGTGAATCGGAACTACTTAATCTACTTGATAATTGTATTCCATCTGCAAAGTGTCCAGCATTTTCATAATATGTATTTTCAAACTCTGGTATTTTTCCTACAACTTGTTTACTTCGTTCTAAAATATTTGGTTCTATTAATAAACCAAGTGTTGCATTTGTTCTTGCTGGAATCATTGCTCTTAATTGTTTCCATATACTACCATCAAAAAATTCTATAATTCTCATATAATCCCAAAAGTTATTTGAACGATTATATTTTTTCCAATAATCTCTTTGTACTCTATCTAATCCACGATAGTAATCAGAATATTGGTCTCTTGGGTCTCCAATTTCATTATCAAGATTTATATCTGCTAATGAATACATTATATCTTCATTTACTACATCTGTAGGTGAGAAGAATACTCCAAGTTTATTACTATCTATTGGTGCAAAATCTAACGATGATGCTTCAACTCTAATATTAGAAGATAAGTTACCAGTTAGTTTTGTTGCCTCAGTTCTAATCTTTGTTGCATTTCTACGAGACGGTCCTACATTTGGAACTCTTAGTTTTTCTTGGTCTACTAAACTTCTAAATGGATTACCACTAAATCCAACTGCACTCGCACTTGGAAAATAACTTGTAGTGTAAGATTTATCATCAAGTGATTCTGGTAAAGTATTTAAATCAGTATTATCATTTAATGGTAATCTAAATATTAAATTATCATATGCAGAACTTGTTGTATTACCATTATAACTCTTTGGTGCTTGGACATGATTATCAAATACACTTTGTGATAATGGTTCACTCCACAATCTAAACTCTTGCATTGAACCACTAAATCTTGTACCAAACTCTCCGTTACCACCTATATAAAATGTACCATCATCGTGTACTGATTTATTAAACGCTGCTCCTGCTGAAGCATTTCCATCTATATTTACACTTTCACTTGTTTGATATAAAATAACTTGTCTTGTAGCATCATATTGTTTTGATGTTAACTGATATGTTATATCTTGTGCATTTCCATCTGCAGTTAAATCTAACCCACTTTGTGATACTCGTGTTAACATCACACTCCACATATCATTATTATAATATGGTTGTAGTGATGATGTCATAAATTGAATACCTGTTGATGCAGATACACTAAATTTTAATTTACCATAAGCATCAGTTAATCCATTATCTTGTATTTGAATTGCAAAACTATGATTACCAACACCCTTTTGAACTAATGTCATATCCTTTGATGTTGGTGCTCTAAATCTAAATTCTAAAGTTTCTGGTTTGATTCCACTTGTACTATCATCTTGCCAAGGAAATTGTAAATACTCACTTGATTTAAAATCAGCAGCGTAACTAAACTTTCTTTTTATTTCGTGACTAACTCTATCATTTAAATCTGGTCCACCATATTCTCTAATTCTTAAAATAGAACTTGGAATACCATAACAATTTATCAAACCTTTCATTGCTCGTTGGTTACCTTTGTTCTTCATAAAGAATGGCATATTAGCTAAAATTCTTTTCCATATTTCTTCGGTTACGGCTTCTTGTGGTGATTCGTATTTATCTTGACCATCTGCTGTTTTACCTAATAAGTATTCTGGTAAAATAACTAAATCATTTCCACTATCAACTTCAAAACCCATACTCTTTGCAACTTCACGAACTATATCTTTAGAGATACCCTCTGATAATTTATTACTTCGTTCATTGATATCTGTAAAGTGTCTTATGTATCCCCATATCTCATCAAATTGTTGTCCTGTCATATCCATAAAATCTAAGAATACTTTATTCTCAGTATCACTTGCTACATGCAGTGGTAAATTATTTACCAATCTATTCTGATTGTATGTATCGAAATCTTTTGCGTATCCAGTCCAAGTATCAAACCAAGTAGTAAATGTTGAACCACTTGTATGTTCTAATATAAAGTTTGTGCCATCTTCTCTTGAACCACTTGTCTTAGGCCAAGATGCATCATAGAACTCACCAAGAGAACTTGTTGCATAACTTGATGAGACTGTATATAGATAATTTTCATATGGGTCAAAACTATTTATAACTTCTCGTTTTCTCATATTAATATTTGCACGAGTATCTGCAGATGATGTAATATTTATCAATGCATGTGAATCAGTTTTATAACCCTCAATTAATTTTATCTTCTTTTTAAAGTTTCTTATTCTATTTTCCGCTCCACCAAAATTAACAAAGTTTCCAAATCCATAATCAGTTCTATCACTACCAAGTGCATCAGTTCGTATGGAATAATCAATACCCAATTGTACATCTAATAAACTACTTGAGTGTATGTGATTCGTTATATCATCTTGAACTGAAGTATCAGTTCCAATTAAATCATCATACTTTTTAAAATTAGTACTTCTAAAATTAATTGGATTGGTTGTTGAATTTAAATTTGGAACTCTTAAAAATAATGCTACGGGGTCCTCTTCTACAAATTTAGTTATCTTAACCATATCTTCGTATGGCTCCATTTTTTCTTCTACGAAATAAACTAAATCATTTTGTTCAATTGTATCTGGTAATGGTTTATAAGTTTTAACATAACGAGCAGTTCTATCTGCTACATCTCTTATTGGTAATTTTTTATCACTATCAGGTAAAGTTTGTGTTGGGGCATCTAACATATTAATACATAAATGATATCCCTCTTTAGTAACCATATAAGTATTTAATCTTGTTATCTTGTTTTTTCTATATGTTACAAATGAATCTGTAAAGATATCATTGAATCTATCTGGCCCACTATGGTCTGATTTGTTTGCTCCCTCTTCGTAAGATGTATCAACTCGTATTCTATCGAAATCTAAAATTTCAACAACCTTACCAACATAATCAACTGGTACTTGTTTAAATACATCAATTGGAACTAATTCAGTATCAAATGTAACGACTGTTTTATATTTTGCTATTGAATCTTCATCAGTAGCAAAATCTTCAATTATTTCTTTTGTAAAAGCTTTTGGTCTCCTATCAACAATATATTCATTAGTAGGTTCTAATCCTTTTGCATATCCTCTTTCATCAACAACCTCATCATCTGTTTGTATATTATCTCCTACCTCAGTCATTATCTCTTCTATTACTGAGTCTGATGGTGATGGGTCTGCTGGTGGTACATATGAACCACCACCTCCACCAGTATCTTCAAAATCTTCTGCAACCCTCAACATATTAATTCTTCTATCTCTAACACCTAAGAAATGTTCAATACTATTCCACTTACCAAGTGTTGCAGATGTTATATTGTTAGCAATGATAGTGTGGTGTTTGTCCAGTATTAGATTCCAAACATCTAATGCCTCAGCTTTAAATTCTGTACCAACTTCATTTGCTAAATACCATTTACCTTGATGTTTAATCGGGTGATGGTCTGTAGTGGTAAGATTTTTATAACGAACTAATTTATCTCCGTAAGGTCTGTTATCTTTAACTACCTTTAATACTTTTGCATAACCTTGTTCGGTTTTAACTTTCATACCAGGTCTCATCATTTTAATTGGAATGGTACGATTGTTACTTAATTTAATTTTTGTATCACCAGTAAAACAAACACTTCCATAATCATCCCTATCTCTATAATCATCATAATCTTGGTCTGGGCCTGGTGTCTTTTCTAATATTTCTTTTACTCCGACAGGTTCTTTATCGACTGTAGTTTTTACAATATCATCAAAGAACTCTTTCTTTTCATCTGGTCTTGGTGGTATGCTTTTCGTAGGTCTATTAATTAAAACTTCTGTTTCTTTTCTAACAAGTGTCTCTACCATTTTAGTTTCTGTTAAAGTGTATTCATACATACCCTTAACAACAACTTCACCACCAACCATTGCATCTGTAAATCCTCGTTCACCAACACCTGGTGTCATTATTAAAACATTACCATCAGTTTTATCCCATCTGACTGTTCCTGCATTTGCACCACCAATTCTTTTTGGTACATAAACAAAATCTTTATTTATACCAGCAAAGTTTTTACGATAAGAAACATTATTAATTAATTGGACATCTACTTTTACTTCATTCTTTGATGGTGATACTTCTTTCACCACATACTTCATTTCTTTTGGAAATACTTCTTCTAATGTTTGGTTAGTAGGTTTCATTCCACCTTTAAAATATCTTGTCTTACCATTAATAACTTTAGTAGAAATTTTTCCCATATTGATGAATCCCTCATCGTTCACCATAATGGTTTCTTTTTTACCAGCTAATCGTCTAAGAAAAAGATACTTAACTTTAAATTGACCTTCTTCATAACCTAAATCTCTGACGTGTCCACCAATATCTAAATCAATAGTATTATCGTCTCTGAATAAAACATCACCTGGTTTTAGGATATCATCTTCTAATAAATTATCCTCCATATCATAGACATAGAAATGTATGAAGTCATTAGCATCTCTACCAAAACCACTATACAATTGTTTAGGATATTCTAATTGTTCTCTGTCTTTATCTGTTAAACCATATTGTAACATTCATTACTCTCCAGTAGTTTTTTTGATTTCTTTTGCTACTTTATCTGCTATCTTTTTTGCAAGTTTACCTTTACCAAATATTTTTGCAATCTTTTCTCTTGCAGCATCTCTATCTGCTTGAAGTTGTTCTGTTTCTTCATCTAAATTCGGAAATGGTATTTCTTGTTCATTTTGAATTGCAATAGTATTTTGTAATTTTTTACCTGTTATATCTAATTCTTGATTTAATAAATCTTGTTCTTCTATTTTACCTTGTAAATCTTTTTTAAGTTGATTTAATTCTTCTTGTGTTGTTGTGGCTTCTTCAATCTCTTTTGGCATAAGTTCTAAGAATTGTAAATCATCACCAAAGTGTCGTATAACATCTGCTGTTATAGATGCTTTTTGTTCAACGCCAATTCGAACATATTGATATTCTTCTGTTAAAGTTTCACCTGGATTCTTTGGGTCCTCGTAAGATAATAAGAAACCATTTTCATCTCGTAATGGATTTAATGCATCAAGTGCAGAACCACTTATTGCGGCTCTGTTCTTTTCTTCTTCAAGTGCTTTTAAATGTTTTCGTTCATCTGCATCTTGAATATTACGATAAAAATCTTTTTTCTTTGCTTGTTCGTAAGTTAATGGCATTTTACCTCACCACTTTAAATTCATAATCATCATCATATATCATAGAAGTTTGGTCTACTCCACTACCACTAACAACTTTAATTTCAAATCTGTAGAATCTTTCAGGTTGAAACCCATTCATCCACACATTAAAGTAATTACCACTTGAATCACAACTAACAATTGAACCTGTACTAAATGGTATTATCACATCTTCTGTATGTGCATCTTTTATTGAATAGTAAGTTCCTTGTTCTATAGTTCTACTACCACTTGGTAGTGTTTTGATTGTTAATGCTGCTGGTGTAGTTTCAAATCCTCGTGTTGGATATAATTCTCTACCCACTACTCTAAATTTTACTTTTGATTTTTCTTTGTATTCTGGTTTCATATTTTGAAAATAAACAGTCAACCTCTCTAAATCTGTTGAACTTAATTCACTTAAACTGCCTGTGTTCCAAGTTGAATCATCCCACTCTACTTCTAACTTTGGCGGAAAGATAGTGTGGGTTTCTCTTGAAAAGAATTTCAAATTACCAAGTGGTGTTGAATTACCCTCTGCAGAACCAGTTGCGGTTGTGGGGTCAAATATAGAATGTAAACTTTGACTGGTTGCAGTATTATTTCTTTTTACAATAAATCCATTGTTTGGAAATACTGAACTGGAATAGATATGATTCTTAACTAAATCGGTTACATCCATTCTTATATCTCTTGTTTCGTAAACTAAATTAAATGATGATGAAATATTATATGAACTATCTAAACTTGAAGTGTACCAAGTACCACCTTGTGTAGTACTACCACTTACCCATTCTGTTTTATCAGTATCATTATCACGATACTTCCAACTTGCCCCATCACTTAATGCTGGGTCTCTATCGATTGTACCAGTTCCACCATTCCAACTTCCACTAATCATATATGTTTCTAAAGTTTGTTCTATCGCAAGTTCTGTAGAACTAGCATCATATAGATTTAAATAATACTTTGCATCACTTGGAATAATTCCACTTTGTACTGATGATGAGATATAACTATAATCAAATTTTAATAATGCTCTTGATACACTAATTGTAGTGCCTGAAGAGTTAACATTTTTTGAAACCTCTAATATTTCATCTAAACCTGTATTGATTGATGATGTAATACTACCTTCATAAATTGTTGTGTCTGTTGTTGGGTATTCAAAATAAAACATTAAATGTCTCCTACTACTCTACCCTCGATATCTAAGTTCGGGTATTTAAGTTCAAATATACTTGGGTCAAGTGATGAGTAAATAATTCCATCTTTTGTTGCAGATTGTAAATCATAGACATGTCCACTATATCCACTCTCAGTTCTCCACTTATTCTCAACAACAACCATTTGTTTCTGTGGATTATCATCTTCAGGTGGAACAACACTTGCTACACCATCAACTAAAGATATCACATAAGCAATATCACTTAAAATTATTGGTTGATTGATTTGCCATTTAGTTATATCAAAATGATTCTTTACCGCATCAATACATTTAAGTAAAACTGCATTTTTGTTATGTCCTCTCTGAGTTATGATTGAGAATCTACACCCAATATTAATTGTGTAACCATCTTTAATATTTATTGCATCTGTTAATACTCTGTATTGAGATAAATAAACTCTAAGGTTTTGTTTAACCGCATCATTTAATGCAACTAATTTTTTAGTTCTATCATAACCCAACACATACATATTCAATGCTAATGGATTGGGTATTGTTGTTATATTTTTTTCTTTTTTAATCTTACCATCTTTTATAATTGTCTGTGTATTTTGTTCTAATTGTTCATCTTGTACAATATGTACTTTAGCAATGTTACCATACTTTTGTGGTAATGAATAAACTCTTGTAATATAATCCTCTTTAGTAACTGCTCTATTTTGTGAATTAAAATATGCTAAAGCATTTTGTCTAATTTCTTCAGGTGATTCTCCACCACTTCCACCAGTAGCAGGTTCTTTGTTTGTAATACTAATACTATCTTTTGTTTCACCAACTTTATCAGAATCTAATCCCTCTTCATTTAATGTAGTGGAAAGACTATCATTATTTTTTAATTCATTAGTAAGAATATTATCTTCTATTGCTCCACCATATGTGTAAGTTATAGTTAATGTAATATTACTTGGTGCTTGTCCAAATGCTTTTGTTTTTAAAAAATTACTTGGGTCAAATGATGCATCAAGTTTACTAACACCAGTTCCTAATGATGAACCAACATTATCTGGATTTGGAATTATTTCTTCATCTGCATTTGTTGATGTTCCTGCACCAAATCGTAATTCTGATTTACCATCACTTCTCGTGTAGGTTGTAAATCTATTTGCAGTTTTAATTAACTTCAACATATAAGGTGCATCTGCTGCATTAGCAGATACATCAGGTGTGGTTGTTGCATTATTTTCGGTTGATGCAAAGACTGTATCTTGTGCTAAGAAAGGAACTTCGTACCAAGTATTTCCATCATCATCAACAACACTTAAAATTTGTATTACCTTTTCTTTACTTAAAATAACTTTGTCAAATTTAATTCCTGCACCGAATGTAAAATTCTCAGTAGTTTTTGTACCAGATTCTAATAAACATTTTTTAGTTAATGTAAAGTGTGTTGGTGTATCTGAATCATATTGTGATATTTTTTCTACTCGTGAATCAAGTGATGATGATGTTTTAAAATTAACATCATCTAATAATCTAAAAGTTCTTCCACTTTTGGATGAAAATATACTATCTGCATTTACCATTAATGCATAATCTAAATCAGGTGTTACACTTGTACCATCATCTTCTGCTGGTACTTCAATTGTTATCTCACTAAGTACTGATGCTGGATGAGATAGTTTTGGTTTATATCCAAATGATTGTGCAATTTTATAAATATTCTTTGTTTCTTCTGCAGCGTGTAATAAGGTTTCTCTGTATTGAGTGTCGATATAAAATGATAAAGTATCCCCAACATAACTTGCCATTTCAATAAACATCATACCTGGTGATGATTCGTTAAAATCATTGTATGCTGTAGGATAATATGATTTGGCGTATTCTAATAGATTAGCTCTAATAGTAGAAAACTCTCTACCAATATATCTAATATCTCTTTTTTCTTTTTTCTTATTTAGACCATAATCTACATCATTAGCCATTTTACTCTCCTGCGTTAAAATTAAAAGTTATTGTTTCAGGTGAATCTGGGTCATCAACTGTCACAATAAATTCTAATGTAACTACTATTTGGTTTGGGTTTGCTTCATCTTGTACCACAAAAACATTTTGTGCTTTTATATAAGGTAACCATTGTTCTAATGCTTCGTGTATAGTTTCTTCAATACTATCACTTAATTCTGGCCCAACTTGTTCAAATATTAATGCTGGTAAATTACTACCAAAATCTGGTTGACCAACTCGCTCACCTTTCATAGTTAATAAAAGATTTTTTATATTTGAAAATGCTTGTTCCTTGACTGTTTTTGCTCTTGGAAAAAATCCTACATTATCACCTTGATAAGTTAATGGAAATGTACAACCGAAGAAAGAATCTTCATCCTCATTAATCTGTTGGACAGATGGATTATTCGTTAGGTTGACATTTTCAGGCATTATCTTTTACTCTTCATCTTATCGTGTTTCATTAAAGCACTATAATCTTTTGTTAGGGCATCTACTACACTCTCAGGTACTTGGTCTGAACTAACTCCAGCTTCTTTCATTGTTTGTACCGCTGCAACTTTTCTTGCAGTTTCTTTATCACCACCAAATCCAGCATCTGCATATCCTAATAGTTCTGCTGCTCTACTTGAATCAAAAGCTCCTCCACCCATTGTTGGATATTCATCCGTTTCCATATTAGCAGTTTCATTAAGAATACTATTTAGAGATTCATTAGATGTATATTGTTTAACAACTGGTTTCTTCTTTACGATTTTTCGAACCTTTTTCTTCGCGATTGGTGCGGTTGATTTGAGAGTAGTACTTCTTTTAGTCTTTAAGCTATTTATTCCCTCATTAATAAATATCTGTTTGACCTCTTTTTGTACTTCTATTCGTACTACTTCTTGTATTATTTTTACTAATTGCTTTTTAGTCATTTCTAACTCCTTTATCCTGGTACATTATAACCTGCAAATGGTAAAGGTGATGGTGCTGCTGGAAACAGTCCACTCACCTGACCTAAGTGCGTTTTAAAACTTTTTATTAATTGTTCTACAAAATCATCAACATCTTTATTTGCTGCTCCCAAAGGAACATATGCTGCAGTTATTCCTGGAACTATTACAGTCGCTCCTGCTGCAGTAACTCCACCCAACCAATACAATTTTAAACCTGTATCGAGTTGTAGTGGAAATGGTGTTACTCCGTAAGATTTAAAAGCAATTTTTAACATTGCTTCTAATGCTGCAACATTACCACTTGCTAATGGTGCGGGTGGTGCTGCTCCTACAGTCATTCCAAGTTTAATACACTTATCATATGATTCAGCAATTACTTTTGCCATATCATCTCCTGCATCTAAACCCTTTTTATACTCAGCTTTAAATATATCCCAACTCATAATTTCCTCTAAAAACTATTCCATTTGACTTAATTTTATTAAATATTCTTGTTGCTTCATTGCCATATCAAATGTAAGTGAATCCATTTTATTTTTATGTTTCATCTCATTGATAAGTTCTTCTTGTCGTAACTTCTCTACTTGAAGTTCAATTCTTAAATACTCTTCTTGTGCTTGTAATTTATTTTCTAAATCTGAAACTCTATTTTCCATAGTTTTATATGTCCCACCAATACCACCTAAAGCAGTTATCGTACTCAAGATAACTTTAATAGTATCATTCTTCATTACTCTACCAAATTCTTAGGACTCTTTATTTGTGAGAGTGTTGATTTTAAACTAGCTAATAATCCTGCACCAGGTCCAACTACTACTGGCCCTGTCGGTGCTAACAAACCAGTCTCAATTAATGTTAGTATATCATTTAACTTACTTTCTAATATCGCACCTAACACTAATGGTTCTGATGCTTCAACACTTCCTATCTTGGTAGTATCTGCTTCTATCACAACTTCCTTTGGTGCACAAATAGAAATATTATTATTACTACCAAAAACTATATCCCCACCATTCTTTGTATTAAAAATAATTCTATCTGAACTAAGTAATATATTTTTTCCCTCATATGGTGGTGGTGATAATTTACTTTCTATACCAGGTGTAAATGTTAATGGTTGATTTGTGGTTATGTAAACACTCGAACCATCTGTATCAATTTTTTCTTCTACTGGTTGTTTTGGATTTGGAAAATCATCTTTTGATTGTCCAGCATTTAAAATAATATTTGGTGAATCTTGATTATCATTTTTTATATCACTACCAATTCTAATAGTGTTTCCAAACCTACCCTCAATTAAAACATCACCCTCTTGTGGTAATAATCTTCTTACATCTTGCGTTGGTTCTAAATAGTAACCAACTTTTACACCTGTATCATCTTGTTCGTTTGCAGTATCGATATTATCAGATACTAAAGTATCTTTTGATTTACCTTTACTTAATCCGTGTTGTGTATTAAAATTGGGATTACCAAAAAAATTTACTTGTGTTGTATAGAATAATTGTCCAAGATATTTTACACCAATTACAATTTCACCAATCACTGGTGTAGTTTGTATATTTGGATTTAATGGTTTGTAATCACTTAACTTATCAATGTTTTTTCCAGTCTCTGAAATTACTAACCTACCCTTAACTCCACCAAGATAAGTATAATCAGGCCCATCACTTCCTTGTGGGAAAGAGTTTTTTGTATCATCTAAATGTACCTCTAATACTTCTAAAGGTTCTAATTCATAAAACTGACCAGGTTCATCTGATATTTCTTTTATTAATCTTAATGTAGATTCAACATTTTGTACTCTATTACCCGTTATTGGACCAGATTTAGTTCCACTTTTAGGTTTGATATTGTATGACATTAGCTATCTAATTTTGCAGTTATGTTATCCGAATGGTCTTGAAGTTCTTCGACCGTGCTTTGAATGTTATTCATTAATTGTTCTTTTTCTCTATCACTCAACATAAAGTTATCATCATCATCACCCTTATTACCAGCAGTTGCCATTCTCTGTACAATGGTTGCCAACTTAACAAGTTGTTCATCATTCTTTACATTGATTTCTAAATACTCTTTCAACATAGGAATTATTTGTACGGCCGTATCGCCATCCTTGATAAACCCAACTACCTCTTTCATCAGTACTTCTAACTGAGTCTTGTTCTTGTTTGAGTTATCATAAATGTCCTTAAATACATCTGATAAGGTTTTACCCTCGAAAACTTCGAAATCTATCGCCATAATTTTACCTATATTGTTACAATAATAAATATCAAATTCTTAAAAAATTGGTGTATATAAATATATATGAATCAATTTTTCCTAATATATACAATAGTTATTATTTGTCGGTAAATAAAACTCCGACTAAATTGATTAACTAACGGGAGATATAACCATATGAAGGAAATCATAACACTCGTAAAAGGATACGCAGATGACTTAGCTCAACTGATGTTATCGCTGGTAGCCATTGGTGCGGTTTCTGAAATTATATTCGGAAGCGGTATCTTCGGCGTTAATGTTATTGGTAACCTAACAGCAATTATTAATAATTTCGGCGAATCTGGTTTCGCTGGATTAGTCGCATTATTGGTGTTGGTGGGTTTATTCCGTAAGTAGTACTATATCGGATGACTAAATAAAGGGGGAGCTTATCCGAGTTCCCCCTTTTTAATTTATAAGAGATAAGGTTTTTTTAGCATTAAATCTACCAGCTTTAGGCCAACCATTTACAGCACCATCACTTTCACCTGGTGTTTTAATCCAAAGATAAGCATCACACTTTCTTGAATTAGTTCTGATAGTAGGTTCTTCACCAAGTTTCATATCTTGTGGATTGAATGTTTCCCAAACCTCGTTACCATTTCTTGATGTATCTATAACATAATTTAAATTTGTTTCTTCAGATATTTTATCACCATATCGTAAACACTTATCTGTTGTTACGAAATTACTCACATTAATAGAAAAACCCTTTATATCACCTTTGTTAAATAAATTAAGATAAGTTGCAGCATCTGTTTTCTTTAACCAATTTGGATGTCCAATATCAAGATATACTTGTGCATTGGTATTTGATAATAAACCTAAAGCTTTTTTAATCAACCTTGTACGATTAGTTCGTTGAAAGAAATTCATCTTTCTCATATGTGGAATTGCATCTGGTTCAAAAATAATTATTGGTTTAAAATTTCCAATACCTAAAGCAATATCACCAACATATTTTAGATATTGTTTTTCTGTTAAACCACCCTTTGAATGTCCACCCATATCTCTACCAGGTATAGCATATAAAACTATAACTGGTTGAGCTGGATGTGCTCTTCTACACAATCTTCGAATACTATGAGTTAACTTTCTACCAAGTTTTGGTTTCTTAGGATTCCTTGTTAACCAAAAAGAATTTGGATATGATGTAATAGCTTTTAACTCTGGATATTTATCGGTATTGTTTTTCCGATAATTCCAATCTTGTTGATATAACTTCACTCAAACCAACTACCAGTTCGTTTAGTATCAACCGAGCCAGTAGTTAAATATGCCTTGTGTAAATTGTTATGATGTTTCTTCATCACATTAATTACACGAGTTATGTGTTGTGTATTAGAACCAGTCATTTCACGAATAAGAATGTATAATGCTTTCTTATTAAAGTTATCGATATTATGTCTCATATCAATTAACTCTACTACCGAATTAGCAACATCCAAATCTTTCTTTCGTTTAAAGACTGTAGTTAAATTATTTCTCCAATAATCAGCAAGTTGTTCGATGTACTCCATCTTCATACTACGAGATTCTTTACCACGAAGTTCTGTGACTGGGTCTCTTTTATAATCCATCACATCCTCACTATCGTGTTGTTTCATCTTCTTGTAATTATTGTTGTTGTGTAGAATCAAATAGTTCTTAGCAACAATACTGAAATAACTAAATGCCTTTCCCTTACCCTCAGCAAATTTGTGAATATTCATATATAAGAATGAAACCACTTCGTGTTTAACATCCTCACTTGGAACATCAAAGTAATAAAACTTAAATGTATGAATTATATTCTCAGCAAGTTTCTCAAATGGTGTACGAATATGTTCATTATAAATTCGTTCTTTCATATGAGCACGAGTTTCTTTATTCAAGCGAATGATTGCATCTTCAGTTCCTTGATGAAAGTAATATCGTGGTGAACCCTTTTTTGCTTTTCTTGGCATTATATATCCTCTTCTGTTATTTTGTTTAAATCATTGACAGTGTCTTTAATTGCTGTAAAGACTGTTCCGATTTCATCATCGGATTTGAACTTACCCTCTGAATCTAATTCATCAAGTGTTCGTTGTGTTAGAATGATTTGAGCTGAGAAGTTCTCAACCCACTCTTCTAATCTTTCTACTTTTTGTATTTGATTATATGAAGTCCACGCAAGTGTAAAACTTAATATAAAACATACTACTGCAAATATTTCTAATATCATTACTTATCTCCAAATAACTCATTAAATAAATCTTTTGGTGATTCACCCGTGAGTTTAGTTTCTACTTCTGACTTAACGGCATCTTTGATATTACCTACTGATTTAAGAACTCGTTTAGTCTCTTTTTTATCTCCACGCTTCCACTCATCCGATTCGATAAATGTTGCCATCATATCTGCTTGGTGTAGTATTCGTGATATATGACTTCTCAATCCAGTCTCTGGTAAGAAGGTCATTAAATATTTTTTATTTGCATCTTCATACATTCCATCTGTTAACATCAATCCCATATATTCATTTTCTGTTAAAGGTATTTGGAAGTGTTGTAATAAATAAAATGCTCTATCTGTTACTGTCATATAAGGTAACTCTGGATTATGTGTATAAATCTTACCTTGATTCTTACGATGCCAATCTGATTCATTTGGTATATAGTAATCGTGTTCTAAATTACCTACCTTACCTAAATCGTGATGTAATGCAGCAAAGATTAATTCTTCATCCGTGAAGTTAATGTCTGCTCCCTTTTCTTCCCACAACTTTTTTACTGATTGTGAAAAATCTACAATGTGTAAAACATGCTCTACATATCCACCCACCATAGCATTGTGATAATGTTCTTTTGCACTTGCTGGTGCTAACATCATTCTATCTTCAAAATAATCATACATCTTATTTAATTTCTCTAGTCTCTCACCAGAGAAAGTCATCGTAATAATATTTCGAAGAGTTTTATAGTTCTCTTGTATTTTTTCTGCTGATAAACTTTTCATATTGTTTCTAAATCTCCAATTTAATATGACCATAATATAAGGCTTTTTGCCTATACAAGTCAAGTGTTTTTTTTATTTTATTGAATTTAAATAAGAACCACCAATGTTCCAAAATAAAGTTTTCCCTTTAAGTTTCTGTATATTATCCTCTAACCAATACCATTGTTTCTTGTCCCAAAATTCATTACAATCAAATGGTACTTTATAATCATCCATCATATCATCAAATGCATATGGTGATTTTTCGAGTATTATATTTTTCAAATCACCAGCGTGATTCTCATTTAAAATCTTTTTTGTTGATGAGAATGCACTCATCGTAATAGAATAAACTTTTCTTGATTCGTTATTTAACTTCCACCAATCATCTCCGTACTCTAAAAATTCTTTTATTAATCCACTTGCAGTAACACCACTACCAATACTAACAACAAGGTTATCATATTCCCTATCTTTTAAAACTTCTCTCATTCTTGCCCCCATATAACTAATGTATGCGGGATGATTGAATGCGTATGGTAATTGTTGCCAACCATTTTCTTTTGCTTGTGTGTTTAATTTGTTTTGCATAAACGCCATCATATTAGGTCTCATCGGATGTAACTTACCACCATTACCCTCTACTCGTTCTAACAATACTTGTGGAAACTTTTGTGTATCTGGATAAGCAGAAATAAATTCTATACCATACTCTTTACACAACTTACTTAATGTCCATCCAGTCCAACTTCCATAAACTGATAAGTGAGTTAGTGGTTTTGATTTATCAATATCATCACTCTCTAATATTTTTCTTATACCCTCTATCTTTGCCCATCGTGGAAAGTTAACTCCATCACCAACTAAATCATCTCTCTTGACATCAACATCGATACCATTTAATGTATAAGTTTCTATTGGTGTTTGTATTATATCCATTTCCCAAATCCATTTTCAGTGCCAGATAAAGTATCTCTCATACCTTTATGTTTGAAACCAAATATTCTTTCAAAGTTATCTCCGATACAATGAAATAGTTTTTTTCTATTTTTAAAATTTATATCTGTATCATTTAGAATTACATCTTCTATATACTCTTTGAAGTTTGTTCCTTTTTGAAATGCTCGTTTCTCTTGGTCACATACCTCATCTGGTAAGTGTCCACGAAATGCTTCAGCAAGTGGTTTCTTCCATTGGTTTCCACTATTATCTAATACTGGTTGTGTAAGGTTAGTAGTGTAATCTAAAAA